TAAAGAGAGGAAGTTGGTTCGTTTTCAGGAATGGGAATAGATCTGCCAGAGCAATACTATAAGTTGGTTTATTACTTTCCTTCTGATAATCAAAGACTACTCTTGTAGGATCAGGAACAGCAGCAGCAGCAATTGGTTTCCAGTATTCTTCAACGGCGTCTTGGAGAGTAGCACAAGTTCCATTATCAACTTGGATACTCTTTGCTTCTGTAACGCTTTCTGTATTAGAAGCACTATTGGATCCCGATGTGTAAGCAGCAGAACGTTCTTGGAGGATTGGGGCAATAGACATAAAGCGACCAGACATTACACCTTCACGCTCCTTGATTGTATCAGGGGGTAAAAAGGTGGTTTCATAAGCAGCAAAATGGGCATAGTCTTCAATTTCGCAAACAGTCTTAGTTCCAACACGGAGAGCAGCACGCTGAATTAGAGAATGAACTCCAACATTCGCGGGAAAAAAGGCACGGGCGTGATTTCCAGCACCGCCTGAGGCATTAACATCACCATCAGTGCTGAAAGTGATTCTGCTGTTTGAGTGAAGTATCCCTTTGTTATCTAAAACGAATCTTGCTTCACGTTCAGAGAAGATCACTGGATCGAGAATATCAGTTTGCAAATTTATGGCAGTATCAGTAGGGATACTTCCTATGCGTACCAAATCCGGAATTTGTGATGCTTGAGGTTGCGAGGGGGTTTCCATTATTATACTTAATGAAAATAAAAAAATTTGATAGTTATTTTAAAATATCATTTTAGAAGATCAATTATGCCATTTAAAGATCCAGAAAAAAAATGTTTCTTCATTTAGAATTTTATAGGACTACGAACAAGATCAATTAATATGGAAAATTAACTGAAAATTACTACGTCCCTTTTATAACTTTTTTATTTATTTCATAATCTGGATACTGCCTTCAGATGACACCACGGTCTGTCGACTGTGTACAAATAAGAATACAGCATTCGGGTGGTCGGAAGTTAATTCTAAATCCAGTTGCACACCAAACGGAACTTGTGCAAAGTCTAATCCTTGGTTGCTAATGGAATCGTACGCCACCCCCATCCCCCAAGAAGAACCACCCTTGACAATAGTCTTTGCTCCAGAGAAAGTGCTATCAGTAGAATAGCCAATAGAGCGGTAAGTTTCAGGACCAACAGAAGTGCGATTAATCTTGGCGAAGTTCTGTACTGCATTCATGTAGTTTCTGACAATCTGAGCATCAGCATTTTCATTAATAAATCCTGCCTTTTCGTCTTTTTGTAGAGTATCAATATTATATTCTAATGGGACACGCTGTCCTGCTCTGGTGAAAACAAGTTGATTCACCTTCGCCCTGGAACCAGTCTTGTTTGTGAAATTTAACGTAGCAAGACCATCCCTCGTCCAACTATTGATATGTGCGGAAGGAACCACATTCATAAATGCTCCAAGAACGGATTTTAGACCAAGATTAAAATTAAGAACAGCATTGCGTGAATTAATAGTATTGTAGTAGGAACTAATAGAATTGTAAGTGAAAGTGTTCGTCATTTGTGGTTGGAAATCATCACCCGGACGTTGGACTTCACAGATTAGACGAACATTAGAAAGTTCATAGTATGAATCTAATAGAGTAGTATCGCTATTATCAGCAGAGAATAATACGTTCTGGTCTGGTGAAAGTTGGATTTCAATTAGGAGACCTCCAACACCCCAAGTATTAGAAAGAGGAATCGGATCCTGTCCTAAAAATAGACCGCTGACAAGGGGGATACAGAAAGAGTTGGGCGAATCGCCTGTTGCTGGGTCTGCTTGACTATTTTGAATGACTCCTAACTGCTGTGCCTTGTAGTTAGGGAAACGAAGAGAAGTTTCATATGCATGGCAAGCAAAGTCTCCCTGCGACTGGGTGACCGATAAATAAGAAGACATAAATCTGTTATGGTGGTTAATAGTTTCTATGGTCTGCGATGAACGCTGGGAAAAGATTGAAAGAGTATCAATAACAGAATGAACACCAAGGCGCTCATTCATACGGATACCATCACTTTCTACTGGAAGAGTTGTATCATTCTTTTTAATGGTGATTTCACCACAGAGGCGGACACTTCCAGGAACAATAAAACGATCCTGTGCTCCAATAAGGAGTTGCACGGTCGGTTGCCCATTCTTGTAGGAAAGTTTTCCGTCTGAAGTTATATTACTTGGTGTAATTTCTAAATGTTGATTTGAACCCATATTTATACTTAAATTTACATTTTATTTTCAGGTGAATTTTAAAAAAATAAATTATTTTCTTCGTTTGGCGTTTCTGATATCTTTATTTTTCTCCCACCATTCTCTATTTTTCTGTCTAATTTTTTCTTGATTTTTTGTGAAATATTGTTTATTGTATTCCTGTATTGTTATTTTTCTGATCGCATTAATTTTATTCACACAAACAATATTATCAATCCAATATTGTTCTTTTTCTTTTACAAGATCTTTTTCACATTCTTCTAATGTATAAATGATACAATTATATAAATTTAATTTAGATGAAGATACAAATACATTATTTCTCTTATCTGAAATGTGATCAGTTAATCTATCAGATAATTTCTGTTTAGTTTTACCAACATATTTTAAATCGTTAATGTCTTCGATACAATAAATTTTATACATTAATACATTAATAATAAAATCTAATATAAATCAAATTTATTAATATAAATGGTTTCAGTTGTAATAAAAAAGAGCGATAAACCAGGAAAAAAACTTGTCGCAGTTTTCACCAAGGATAATGGAAGAACTAAAACAACCCATTTTGGAAGTTCTGGGATGGATGATTATACATTAACAAAAGATAAAGAACAAAGGAAAAGATATAGAAGCAGACATAAAAAAGATCTTAAAACTGGTGATTACACAAGAGCAGGGTATCTTTCGTGGTATATATTATGGGGAAATTCAACAAGTCGTAAAGAAAATATTGCAGCATATAAGAGAAGATTTAATTTAAGTTAATTTATTCTTTTAGTTTATCAATTGTTTCTTTCAGTTTTTTAACTATGTCCCCACGAGTATCGTAATGCCATTGTAGTTCTTCTTTTAGTTTCTTGTTTTCTTCAACTATTGTTGTATGTGATGCTTTATATAGATGAAGGTCGTCTTTTAGGTCGCAAATATCCATACGATATTGCGTATTTTCTTCTTTTAGTTTCTTGTTTTCTTCTTGTAGTTTATTGATTCGTGACTTCCGCCACTTATCGCCACGCTGATCCCACGCCTTTTCAAGGTCTTCTTTTAGTTTCTTGTTTTCTGCTTCAAGTTGTTTCAGATAGTTAATTACTTCTTCCATTCCCATAATCAGTTCAATTCCCATTCTTGTTATGTAATACAAATAACTTTATAGCAACAATCAAATTTTTTTTTAATTAATATGTTCCAGTGGATTGTGAGCGCGATTGGCGAGGAGACCATATTGGGCGAATGATTGGGGAGCAACCTGCGAAGGAGCAGCACCGGGTTTAACATTCTTTTCATCTACCGATTTTTCTTTTGCGTCTTGTGCCATTCCCGATACACCTGAATCAATAGCAGCAAAAATATTCACAGCAGCAGCAAGAGGTGCGAACGCTCCGCCAGTTAAAGCAGTAGCGACGTCAAGTGCTCCACCAAGAAGAGTAGCAACATTCCCGATATCTTGTCCTAAATTCTGTTTCACAACATTTCCAGCAGCGTCCTTTGTATTAAATGGATTACCAGTATTAACGAAATTATCTATATCCTGATAAGCAGCAATACCAGTTCCAATAAGACCAACTCCCTTTGCTCCAACTTTTGCGAAAGTTTCGCCACCACCCTTTAATAATGCACCAGCGACAATTCCTTCTACACCACCAATATCTTTAGCAGCAACTGCTCCTTCACCGAATAATTTAGTTCCTTCGCCTGCTTGTTTAAATGCACTTCCCGCGACGCTTAATGCTTCACCAGCAGTTCCTCCTTGTTTAGCAACAAGAGCAGCACCATATCCCGCTTTTCCTACTGCTTTCCCCAGGCCATAAACCTGTTCTACTTTGGTGATATCGCTTTCTGCGTCAGATTTAAGGTCAGAATCTTTTTTCTGTTGTTCTTGGTGATCTAATGTCTTAAATGCTAATGTCTGTGTCTTCCAACCATTAGTTCGCATTTCATTTATATCAGCAGCGTGCTGTCCCAATTGGTTTGATAGTGAAAATGCTTGAGCATGTGATCCGTAATAATCCGCCATTATTTATATGAATATATATATATTATTTTATTCAGGTGAATTTAAAATCTTTTGCCCCTCAGCAATTACTTCTTCAAAGTTTCGCATTGCCTTCGGCGGGTTGCTCTGGAAATCAAGGTGAAGGAAGTCGTAGCGGTTGGGGGTTGCCTGAGCGTATATTTTTAAGAAATTGTCTGCTCCCCCAAAATTATCACCGAACTCTTCTGCCATTTTACCTAATTCCTTCTGGTTGGGAAAAGGACTTCCTATAATTACATTCGTAGCATTCTGCCGAATAATTGGACTACACGCCCTAAAATTCTGGGAACTAACAATTAATAGTTTTATATTGAAGTGCCGATATCTGGAACATAAATGATTTATTTTTGCTTCCCTACGGATTGACCCGAGGCAATCGTCCAGCACGACACAGATTTCTGGTTGTTCTTCCTTATCATAGGACTTTTGGGTTTTCACAATTCCATCAATAATAGAGTCGTCATAATGGTCGTGTGTATCAAAGGCACGTCTTAGAAATCGTGAAGTGATATCGTTAGATATAGTATTACTTATGATAGTTGTATTATCGAACCGATTTTGTCCGTCATAAAAATTATCATTTAATAGCATATTTGAAATTAGTGTTGATTTACCTGTCCGCACAGGTGAAATTAATAAACAGAGTGCTCCGCCTCCATGCCCGTCAATTTGAGGAAGGTTTTCGTGAAGGGGAGGGTTGTTAGTTTTTACGGGGTCAGGATTTTTAACCGGAATCACGCGAGGTCCTTGGGTTGCTTCCATTGTGTATTTATAAATTTGATTTATTTTTATTTATTTTTAATAATTTTAAAATGGAAATAAATGGTTTCCCTGATTATCTTATCTATAATGATGGGAGAGTGTGGAGTAAGAAAAGTAATAAATTTCTTAAAGAATTTAAAAATGATAGAGGATACATTCAAATCGTGTTAAGTGATGAAAATAAAAAATATACATTTACAGCACATAGATTAGTAGCAGAACATTATATTCCCAATCTTGAAAATAAACCCCAAGTGGATCACATAAATAGAAATCGCTCGGATAATAGAGTAGATAATTTAAGGTGGGTGAATATACAAGAACAGAATGATAATAGGGGAACTTGGATAACAAATAAATCTAAACATAAATATATCAGTTGGAATAAATCGGAAAAAAAATGGGTTTTCGTTGTTCAGGGTAAATATAAAATTTATAAAAGGTTTAAATCTAAAATAGATGCTATCTGTTATAAGTTCTATTATTTACTGAAAATAAATCTTTTAAAGAAAACAATCGTCCCAAACCGAGGTCTTTAATGCTCTATTAACTTCACGGAACACCATTTCATCATGTTTTGCTTTCGCCTGTGCTTTTGCTTTTACTTCTTTCCTTTGTTTTCTTAGTACTTCTACACGATTAACTGACTGCTCTACTGCTCTTGCTACTGCATCATCAAGATCTTTTTGCGAATAACCCTTTTCTATGACCTTTTCTGTTTCAACAATTTTCACTTGTGCTGGAGCAGCAGATGGACTATCATCAGGTTCTTCTAATTTCTTACGAAGTTTCTTACGTTCTTTTTCCCTAATGGCTTCAACAAGTTCTTTATCTTCCTTTTCTTTTTTTAAACGTTCTTCTTTTTCTTGTTTTTTTCTTAATCTTGTTTCCTTCGCTTTTTCTCTACCTCTTGCTAATCTTTCAAGTTGTTCAGGCGTAGCAGGACCTCTTTTCTTTCTTGTTCCCACACCTGCTTTTGTTCTTCCTTTTGGAATATATCCAGTTTGGACTTCTTCTTTTTCAAGGATAGTTTTTACCTTGGGTGCTGAAAAGATCTCTTCCTGAGGAATCTTAGGTCTCCGTTTTGGTTCAGGGATAATTTCTTCTTCTACTTCTTCTACTTCCTCTACTTCATATGGATCTTCACTCTCTTCGATATCTAATTGCTCCTGTATAATTTCATCTGTAAGAGGTAGTGGTTCAGGATCAGGTTCTTCTGGTGTGGGTTCTGGTTCGGCAGGAGGCATTATAACATCAGGAAAGCAATCTGTCATTTTATATTTATTTCATATATAAATATTATTATGACTAAATTTTAAAAAATAATGACAAATATTTACTATTTATTTGCTCTGGCGGACATGGAATACAATATGGGTATCACCAGTTAAACTATCAACTTCTTTTTCCTGTGCATCTACTACCTGAACTTGTAGCATATTAAGAATCATTTTAGAAGGATTATTTAATTTAACATAAGTCTTTTCACCAGGTTCAAAATATAATGAACCATATTGACTCCCACCATTTGCGAACTGGGGCAACTGATAGATAATCTTTGAAAGACCAGATTGACCTCCATTGAATGATTTGTGCGTTAGATTAGGAATTCTAATGAAACTTGCGATCGCCGTTTTATTTAGAGAATCTGTTGAAGTAAATTTAATTGTTAATGTGCCATCCCCTGAAACATAACCATCAGTATCAGTACTAATTAAAAATGATCTGTCTCTAAAACCAAGTCTTCCAGACATATTTGGGAATGCTTGTACTGCTGTCAATGTATCATTTACATCTGGTTCTGTAAATCTATTCACAGTTAATAGATGAACGAAATCAACACCATTTGCTGCATTTAGATTCGAATAAACATAACCACTTGGTACTTCTGAATGAACTAATTTTTGGTCTGACGCATCACACCTTGTGACAACTGAATCTAATGAATTAGATGCTAGGGTTCTTGTGACATTATAATTAGGCGAGGTGCTCTCAACATAATTTACAACTGCTTCATTAGAAAAGCAATCATCTCCAGGAGTATATCTTGTAAAACCAGCGCCAGTTGTAAAAGTAGGATACTTATAACTTCCGGGGGTATTTACACTTTCATATTTAGTGATTTTAAGGAATCCAGATTGAACATTCATTTGAGGATACAGAGCATATGATGTAGAACCAATTGGATTAAAAGACCTTCCAGGATTATCTACTAATGTTGAGGATACTACTTTATCAAAGACATCTTTTCCATTCTGTTTGAAAAATAATTCTATTTCATCACCTTTACCTTTGAATTGAATTCCATCCCAAGAAGCATTGAATTGTGCTTGGGTTAATTTTGCTCCTGTAGATCCAGTGAAGCCATTTAACCAATATGATAATTCTTGTAGTTGGGATACTTCTTTAGTAGGATCATATACTCTTTCAGCAATTGTAATATTAGAATCTTCATCACGAATAAATACATAATCATACATTTCATAAGGACCGTTAATAGTTTCGTTGCCCTGATAGTCAATAATATCAGTATCATTATTTTCACGGGGATTAGTATTGGAATCAAGATTGCGGACACCATAAAAGCGATTAATTTCATCTTTCAGTGAATTTTCATAACTTTCAACTTGAATTTGGGGTCTTGATAAACCAATAGCGAAGGGTTGTGAGGCAGCACTCTTTGTTTCAACCTTTAATTCACCATCATTCAGTGCGAAAGGATGTGTTGTAATGATACCTACTGCTTGACTATCGCTTAGTACATTGGATGCTGATCCTGTTCTTGTGAATACACTTGAACCACTTGACGAAGCAAAAGTAAAAGAATCTGACGGATCACTTTTATCATCTTCATAGAAATTATGCGGATTTGCAAGATTATATGAAGGACTACAAGTTAAGGAACCTGAATAAGAAATTGTTCCTACACCTTTATCAACGCAAGATATATCTAATCCAAGTTCTTCACCTGAAGAGTTCGTATGTGCTGATACTAAATAACCACCAAAGGTTCTTGGGTCGTCGTATTGTTCATTCAGTGCCCTTTTAATTTCTGTTTCATAACCAAATAAAGAGTATGCTCCAGGTTTTGGTTTAATAGTTCTTGATAAGCAAGTAAGACTATCTACATCATTAATAGTTTCTGGAAGAGTACCGAAGTAATGGCAGAAAAAATCATTATCACCAATCACTACATTCCCTGAACGTTGAATTTTAACACTCTGGACTGCTATTTCAGAATCAGGTTCAATTTCAATTGGAGATCGAAAGAAGTTCTTAAAGTTAGAAGGTTTCTCCGATGCCTGTTGAAGAGTATTTTCATCAATTCTATTCGTTGCTACTATTAACGACATTATTTATAATTTCAGTATATATTTTATTTTATATGATAAAATTAAAAAATGTATGGTCGTAAAAAAAAAGATAAACCTGTGAAAAAGATGAAGGGTGAAGAATGCTCTACTTGTGGGGATACACAACATAAAGTTCCTAAAATGGTTCAAGAAAATAAGAAAGTGAAACCAAAGGAAGTCTTTGGATCAAATTACAAGGAAAAGAAGAAATCTAAAAAGTAATACTTTTGACTTAATTTAAGTCAGATTTAGACTTTGTTTCAAATAACCTTTTAGGAATATTATTTCTTGAGGATTTATTTTTGTATGAGTATTAATCTGACTTAATTTAATACTTTTGTATTAATACTTAAAAATTTGTTCTTAATAGTATATAGATGGGTATGCTACAAGATATTATTGATGAATATGATATGGAAAACAACTTTGAATATCTACTTGGAAGATACATTTTGTATTTAGAAAGAGACGGAAAATTTAAACATTCTGCTCCAAGAGCAAAAATAAATTTCAAAGCAAGATTAAAGAAATTACATAATGACGGGGAAACAGAAGGTAGAGAATATAAAAAAATGAATGAATGGGTAAAAAAGCAAATGTATAGAGAACAAAAGATTACTGAAAAAAAATCATATGAAATTGCTTTTGCAAATCAACAGAAACTTCATACAGAAATACGTAAAAAATATTTAGAATTAAATAAAAAATTAAAAACTCTTGCTCACGATTATAATGAAGAGTCTGAATTTATGAAAACAAGCAGAGCAGAGGATAATGCTTTGGATGAAGAACATAAAATCAGTATGAAATTAACTGAAATGATTCATCAAAGATTTAATAATTTACAAAAGGATTATGATATATTAATGAATAAATATCTTCGTGAAGTTGATAGCGATTATAGTAGTGATGATGATGAACCAATCCAAAAGATTGAATATTAAGAAATTAAGCATTCATATGCCTCTCTAACCTTTTTGAATTCTTCGGGATCACCTCCCTTATCGGGATGTGTCTCTAATGCTTTTGTTCTGAATGCTTGTTTAATATCTTCATCTGAAGCAGACCTCTTCAAACCAAGAATAGAATAATTAAAATCTTCTTCTTCCATATATTCCCTCTGACTTTTGAAATCATCCTCAAAAGGATTACCGAAATAATTACTATCGTCATAGAAATATTCTTCACGCTCAAAGTTAGAATATTGATATTTGAATTCTTGCTTATAATATTCAGGTAATGGATCAGGGGGTTTCATAGGAGAATTGGGAGTAGATACGTGCGACCACATCAACGGATATGCAACATCTTTCATATCTTAATAAAATATAATAAATATATTTTTTAAACGAATCATTTATCAAATTTTTTATGTTTTAAAATAAAGGATGCCGACGTATCGTGAAAAGTTCAACAAGAAGTATGGTTTTAAAAAGGATGCTTCGCATTCCATAGCAGAAATAAGTAGATTAACTGGATACAAAGTATCAGGGTTAAGAACTATAAAAAAGAAAGGTGAAGGGGCATTTTATTCGAATCCGCAGTCAGTTCGAAAACAAGTGAAATCTGCTTCACAATGGGGAACTGCCAGAATTTACTCCGCAGTTATGGGAGGTAAAGCAGCAAAAGTAGATGCGAAACATTTAATTAAATAACTTTTTTTATTTTTTACTATTTAAGTTTTTAATCTTACATATCATATAAATGATTGGCGAAATCTGTAAATCACCACACATTGATTATATGATAAATCTAAAAAAAGAACACAATCCAAAAATATATGCTGAAATCGGTGTGTTATATGGTGGTTCTATAATAGAACAAATGAAAGATGATCAATCTTGTTTCTACATAGGTATAGATCCTTTCACAGGATATTATGGTAAAGAATATGATCCTCATAGAAAAGTAAATTTAGAAGATCATATTAATATAGTTAAAAAAAATATAGATGATAATAATCCACACAAGCACGAGTACAAGTTGATTAAAGGTCTTTCAGCAAGTGAGGAAGTCTTGAAAGAAGTAAGTGAATATAAAATAGATTATTTATTTATTGATGGAGATCATTCATATGAAGGTGTTAAAAAAGACTTCTATAATTATTTACCTTTTATGAATTCTGGTGGATTAATATTATTTGATAATTATGCTGATCCATCTTGGACACAAGTAAAACCAGCAACTGATAAAATTATTGAAGAATGCCCGGGAGTAGAATTGCATTCAAAAGAAGGTTATCTTTGTGTGCTCAATGTTCTTTAAAGAAGTCTCCAATCATTCGAGTATTAAACCATTTACTAATTGAAGTCTTTGAATTATAATTTGTAATTTCAACCTTATGCTCTGGATACATCTTTTGTATAAATTCAACAATATAACTTAATTCTTCCCAACTTTTCATATGGATTGTTTTACCATTGGGAATATTGTATTTATCCCCTTTACGTTGATAATCATCAAAGAAATAATTAGGGTTATCAGATGGTGTTGTTTTTATTGTTAATGTTCCGTCTTTATTTTTTTCACATTCAGGAATGAATTCTTTATAATCTACATCAAATCCAAATAAATGTAAAATTCTGTATCGGTCTAATGAACTTAAAACAGCAGCAGAACCACTGCACCAATTCTTTATAAATCTTAAAGTTGATTGAGGAAATTGTATAAGATCTTCTAAAAAGAAAACCTTTTTAACGTTAAGATCTTTATACACATCCAACATAGAGCGACTAACAATATAATAAGAACACTTTTCACTTTTTACAAATTCAATTACCTCTGGATTCTTACATACGACTGTATCAACATTTACGTAAATATCAGGATACCAATTTATTTTTTCCCAATATCTAAATGCCATTCCTGTTCCAACGATATCATATTTTTCACGATCAATCTTTTTAAAATCAAAATCTTTTAGTGAAGAACCATTACCAAATATACAACATTCTTTCATTTTATATTCTTATAAAGATTTTATTTTAAATTAATTCTTTTAATTTTTTATCAATTACTTCTTCTTTTTTTTGTTCTTCTGAAGTCTTAGGAACAAGTCTTGGACTCTGAACTTCTTCTAATATTTCCTCTTCTTTTTCCAATATTTTATCTTCTTTTTTCGTCATATCCTTTAATTTTTTACCTTGGTCTTTTAATGATTTCATTTCTTCTTCATTAGGGGGTCTTCTTTCACACGTGAAAATATAACATAAATTTACTTTACAATGACACTTGCTCTGCCAAATAACCAGTAGAAGACTTCCTATCGCACCAGCAATCATAACGAATGCTCCTGCTGCCTGATCTATTGACATTTTATCAATTTGGATCATATCATCACTTTCTGACATAATGGATATTTATTATAATATATATTTTTTTAATGTTTCATCAATATAATATTTTTAAAATTTTTACTCCCAAATAATTATATTTCAATCATTATAAATACTAATGAGTTTTTGGACTGCTGAAGATAAAATCCCTATTTCACAAACTAAAGTTTCTATCCCTGCTCAGCACGGATTACAATATTCACCAGGGCAGAAATGCGAATTCCACCTCCCTAGCACGATCAATTTCTTCCAGCCAAGTGAATCATATCTAAATCTTGCTGTAAAATTAAAGAAAGATCCAACCAATGATCCTACTCGTCTTCAGTTAGACGCAGAGACCGGGGCACATGTTCTTATCAAAGATGTTCGCATCTATTCGGGTGGAGCAGGTCGTATTCTTTTAGAGGAATACCAAAATTACAATGTTCTAACGGCACTTAAGTATGATTATGAAACAAATGATACTCTCAAGGCAAAGAGGGGATTAACTGAAGGAGCAACTGTTTATTCGGAACGTTCTCGTAGCACAACTGGATTAGAGCAATCTATGCAGAACAACCTTGAAGAAAATCCTTACTTTAAAAGTATGGATGGTTCGGCATCATACAGCACTGCTTTCACTGACGATGAATACCTTGATGTCAAGGCACTTCTTCAGTTAAATACAGGAATTTTTTCCAATAAGAAGATCTTCCCAATTGGTATGACTGAGGGTTTAGTCGTAGAAATTATTTTTGAAGACGCACGAAGGGTATTCCGCACCTTAGACCAGACTTCACGATACAGACACCTTGCTATGAACCCATTCTTTATGTCTTCTAATGGAACTGATGATACTGCTGCACCAGCAGCACCGAACTCTGCTCCTCAATTCCCAGTAGCAGCAAATGCTTCTGCTTTTAGAGAGTTCTTTGTCAGGCGTGATAATTGTCAGGGATGGGATGCTTCAGTAGATAGTTTCCCATTCTGTATCGGTGAAGAAATTACATTTGTGAATGCGTCTACTGGTGCTGAAAATGCTGATACGACCAGGGATGCGACACCGGCAAAAATTAGTCGGATAGAATATCAAGCAGGAGTCTTTAATGCGGTTAAGGTCGTTCTAAATGGTTCATATCGTCCAACACGTGATATGTCGCAAGAGGATGTCGTTTGTTCCCGTGCAATTGAAAAAGCATCTACATACAATCCAACTTATCTTATTAAGAATGCTGAAATGATTCTACAGCAGGTAGAAATGCCTCAGGGATATACTTCTAAATTATCACAGATGATGAAGGGTGGTGGAGCAATGAACTATGATTTCCTATCTGGTACTAATTACAAGATCTCCCAATTGGCTTCGGAGCGTGTTGCCAATTTACGCCTCCCTCTATCCCAGTCAAGAGCAAAGTCTGTTCTATGTATCCCCACGGATGCTTCCTCTTCGGGAACTAAGGAACTCCTTGAAGCAAAGGATACTTACATTACCCATTATGATTTAGAAAGTGATGCTAATACTCGTGCTTGGAATGCGAATCATTCTTCACGAACGGGTCTTGTTGGTTGTGTAGATAATTTAACTGCGTATCAGTTATTCTATGAAGGGAAGTTGAATCCAAATCGAAAAGTTTTCTGTAATAAATTAGCAACTAAAAATTCTGTAGATTCGCAACCTCTTATTGAATTAGAGAAGGGTCTTCAAATGGGTGGCATAATGCCATTCAGTTTCAAGAAGTTCAGGGAAAATTTTGCTATTGGTCGTGCCCTCAGTCTCCAATCGGGGGTATATGATACGCGCGGGACAGATTTTAATCTTCAAGTTGAGTACTCTGAGACTGCAGCACCTGTGATTGACAAATTATGGAATTGTTACTGTATGCATCTTCGCCGAATAGTTATTTCTGGAAATGGAATTTCTCTTCAGGTATAAATTTGATAATTTATAAAAATTATTTATTAATATTTAATTATGGAAATTCAAGGATATCCTAATTATTTGATATATCCTGATGGTCGTGTATTCAGCAAATCAAGACCAGGAACAAATGGAGCAACTTTACCTGAAAGATTTCTTAAATTGAGGGATGACGGACAAGGATATAAAAGAGTAATCCTGTATGGTGAAACAAAAAAACCATTTAAAGTTCATAGATTAGTAGCAATCCATTATATTCCCAATCCCGAAAATAAACCGGAAGTGGATCACAAAAATAGAAATAAAGAAGATAATAGGGTAGAAAATTTAAGGTGGGTGACAAAAAGTGAAAACCAACAAAATACAATTGTAAGACCAGGAAATCTTTTAGGTGAAAAGAATATTAAGAAATATGAAACTGGTTTCCAGTTCAGAAAAATATACAACGGGAAACATTACAATAAAACTTTTAAAACATTAGAAGAAGCAATTAAATACAGGGATTTTATTTGGTCCCCTTAAATTTATCATCATACCATATTGACGCAGAACCGTCGAAGAATTTCGCTTGTCCCTTGGGACAGCATTCACAAATATTTTTAATACTGTTATAGACACTCACGCAAGGCGAATATTCAATCCTACCCTTTAATGCTCTATGTAAGCAATAATGACCAGATGTTTGAAAAACGAACCTTGCTTTCCGAGTGTGATAGATTTTCATTTTACTTTTTTCTTCATAAGATCTTATAACTTCTTTGATACATTTTAACATTAGAGGACTACCTTTTTTTGCTGAAATTATTGCATTATAAGGCAAATGACTTTTATTCCACCGAGCAATAAAGAAGTCTTTTTCAAATATATATTTTATATCTTCATTTTCAAAGGGTTGAATATCTAAATCAAGATAAAGACCTCCTTGATCGTAAAGTATTAATAATCTAGCAAAATCTAATCGTTGTATATCATATCTAAATCCATAATATAATTCTTTGTATTCGGGATACTTTTCAATAAGATCTTCTATTTGTTTTTTACCCCAAAGAGTATGATTTATATTTTGTTTTTTACAATATACTTTTGTTTTTTCGTGTGGCCAATTGAATGCAGGAATATCTTTTAATTCACCTCTTCCAATATTGATAAATATTTGGTGTATCATTTATTTTAATTCATATAAAAATTTAGAAAGATCTCTGATAAAATATTTATTATATACCTGTCTATTTTAAAAACGAAACGCGAATACATTTAAAGATTATTTATTCTTTAATTATATATGCCTGTAAATAATGAAGCGTGGATTTACCTTTTAGAAGATATTAATGACAATCGTTATGTGGGGAGTACTGGAGCACTCCGTCTTGAGGATAGACTTTCTACACATAAGAGGGATGAAAATGAATATAATTTTGGTATCAGAAAAGGAAAAGGATGTTCTAGTATGAAATTAAATTTACATAATGTTATTATTAAACCATTAATGAAATGTGAAAATAATTGGAAACAAAGAAAACTTTGGGAGTCGCATTATATTAATAATGTTTATCCTGAATGTGTAAATGATAGAAGATTGAATTCTGATCCTAAAAAAAAAGCAAAAGAATATTATCATAAAAATAAAGAACAAATAAATGCGAAACGTAGGGCAGACTATGCCGCACTATCTAACAGTAACCCAGAGCATAAAAAAAATAAAATTATAAAATCATCCGAATGGCGTGAAAAGAATAAAGAAAAAGTAAATGCAAAACGTAGAGAGTATTATCAAAAGAATAAAGAAAAGATTCTTAAACAGAAAAAGATATTAAGGGAATACAAGAGATTGGAAAATCTATAAAAAATTTGATAATTATAAAAATTTATTAATATAGATATGGTTAAGATTTATTGTATAGAAGATATTAACGATTTAAAATATGTTGGTTCAACTTCACAGAAATTACATAAAAGATTTACAGCTCACAAACAAAATAAAATTCGTAATCACGGAAAATGTTCTTCAATGAAATTAAATTTATATCATTCAATTATTTATGAATTAGAAGAATGTGAAGAAAGTGAAAGGAAGGAGCGTGAAAGATATTGGATTAATAAAATAGATTGTGTAAATATTAATAAATTAAATGGTATTGATAAAGATAAAAATAAAGAATATATTAAAGAGTGGCAGAAGAATAATAGAGAAAAATGTAGGGAGGCAACTCGTAGGTGGCGGAAGAATAATCCTGAAAAGGCAAGGGAGCATGATAAAAAATATAATAGAAAACGAAAAAAGTTCGTTCAAAGTTAAAAAATAAAATCTAAGTTAATATAAATGCGAATCCACAATAGTCATTCACGCAAGGAATTGTTCGATGTGATATCCGTGTTCGAACTTCCAATCACCAACAGGAACGAGTATAATAAAATGCAGATACAAATGAAAATTATTGATTGTCTTAATTATTTTGATAAGATTAATCCCGATTTAGATTACTTCTTCTGTGAAACAAAAGAAGATCTTATTAGATATTTAGAAAATCCAAATCCTATGAAAACCTTAACAATCAAGGAAAAAGATGAAGTAATGTCAAGGAGTAAAAAGTTAATTAATTATTGTAGAAATAATTATTATTTAATGCCTTCAAGTTATTTATCATTTGATGATGTTTATAACGACGCTGTATATATTTCTAAACATGGGGGTATCCCATCAGTAAGAAAAGCAATAGAAGGTCTTAATAAAGATCCTAAATTAGCATATCCTATTAAATTAAAAATTCCTAAGAGAGTTCAAAACCAAATCAAAAGGAAAACTAAAATTAAGCAGTCCCAGATTCCGCTTTATGTGAAACATGGGAAATTCCGTCTGACTTTTGATTAAGAATCATTTTTAAGCACTCCAGATGGGGAAAATCTTCAAGAGAACCATCCATATCTGCATCCTTAAATCTTTCTTTATTAATTGTATTGCCTTCATCAACGTTATGAACGATACATATCATTAACATCCTAATATCTAAATTTACCATATTTTTTTCATTATAATCAATCATTTTGACTCCTTCCCCTTGATTTCCTTTTTCTCCTTTACTAATGAATCCTTGCATAGATCGCCAGTGTTTCTTAGTAAATACACAGCAGGCTTCGTGTGCTTGTCTTTTATGACCACACCTGATCCCTGTAAGTTTATAATCATAGTGGGGAAAACAGAACATCATAGATGCAGATGAAGTAATTCCTACTTTATGTTCTTTCATAGCAGATACGCTGTATCTTAAATATGTCGGCATATAAATATCATCTGAATCCATACAAGCAATAATCTTGTGGGACGCCATCTTTACTAAACGATTTCTTTTTTCACCAATAGTTCTTCTGATATCTTTTTCATAAACATAATTGATTTTACATCCACACATTTCTTTAAAATATTCAAGTTCTTGTTTATTTCTAAAGAGGTCTTCTTCTCCATCCTGAAGTATCACTACTTCTAACTTTTCCTTAGGATAATCCATATGAAAAATATTACATATCATCAACGGAACAAATTTTCTTCTTTTATAGCAAGGGATAATGATTGAAACATTCGGGCATTCTTCGTCAGTTAAGATTTTAGAGACTTTCGCACAAGGTAAATCAGGGATTTCTTTATCCATTATATTCTTAAAGATTTAATAAATAAATTTGATTTATTTTAAAATATTTTTATTAATTTTAATTATGGAAGTTCAAGGATATCCTAATTATTTAATTTATCCTGATGGGAGAGTGTGGAGTAAGAAAAGACAGGGAAGCAAGGGTGGATTTATTATATCACATACAGATTTAAATGGATATATATTTATCCGTTTATCAAGGGAAGGTGAAGTAAAATCATGTAAAGTTCATAGATTAATAGCAGAACATTTCATTCCTAATCCCGAAAATAAACCGACCGTGGATCACATTAATAGAGATCCTTCTGATAATAGGATAGAAAATTTAAGGTGGGCGACTATGAAAGAACAGAGGGCGAATCAGGGAGACTATAAATTAATTTACAGAAATAATACATCTGGATATAAAAATATATCATTTCACAAAGTAAAGAATTCTTGGAGGTTTAATTCAAAGAGACCTAAAATAGATAGACATTTCAAATCAAAAATAAAATGTATATGCTACAAATTTATATTTAATCTTAAGACTGCTTGTAATATTCATTAGCAAACTTTTTCTTCTTCTTATTCATAATCTGCGATTCACCTTGCTCTTCAATGAATATACTTGGATAAATATATTTTGTTTCAGGTAATAAATTAGGAAGACTTATATCGATGGCACGAAATCGTTTAAGTCCCATTAATTTATTGTAAAGGTCTTCCGCAATCTGATATGTCGGAATATAATAAGCAAGACAACATATCATTCTATATTTTTCATCGAGAGTATTAATTCCTTCTTTATGTTCTATTTCAATCTTTTCTTTACTTGTTATTTTTTTATTCATTATTATCCCACCAAGGTAACAGAATGTATCAGGAAGATCTTCTGGTAATGGATTGACTTGTAAAGCGTCGTCTTCTACAACGATAACTTTATTTAATTTATTCTGTACAATATGTTTCAGTAGTTTCAAGTGCGATAAGAAACATCCCGTTTTACTTAAATGCTGAGGAGTATTTCTAATATTGTGATAACTAATCATTTTCTTACAACTCTCGCAATCATAACTTAATTCTTTTCCATTCACTGCATCAAATATTTTGTAATCGGTATTTTCCCATTTATGCCTTCTTTCACCATCTTTTAATGAAATAACAAATTTATTAAAACCAGGACAATTAATAATATCTTCCCGTAAATAACATACAAATGATATTCTGCTAAATCTATTATTCAATCCAAGAACTCCAACTTCAAGATTATCCTTGTAAGTCTGTTGAGGGTTTTCATCATTATACTTTAAGTCCTCTGGACTTTCATAAAGTTCCGTATTTGCATGCCACTGATGGACGTCAGCAACTAAAAGATCTCCATGACGCATATCAATAGCAACTTTAAATTTAGGAAGAACAAAAAGACCTCCTGAATATTTATTTTCTTCAAGAACAGATAAACAAGCCCATCCACCGAAGTCTCCTGAATCTTTATGTACAGCAGTTCTAAAATTTCTATTGATAGTTATAGTTGAAAAGGGGGTTTCTGGGATATGAAAATCATTTACTTTTGCTCGTTCCATTTGACAATTATATTGATCTGGTAGAAGATCTTTGTAATGATTTGCTATTTGTTGAAAATATGGGATAGAATTTTCAAATTTATCCATATTTGTTTTAGTATAGTGTGATAAACGACAAGGAAGGTCTCCACCAAGTCCTCTACTTTTTCCATAATATCCTATTGGTTGTGAAGCAACTTCATTATTAACTTGCATTTTAGATTGTTTCATTTGACCTGTGGTGCGGTCTTTCACCATATAGGATGCCCTCCATTTATTCATTTTATAAATTTCTCTCTTCTTCCAATAAACAGATTCAGGGTCTATAGGACCCGCAGAAGCACCTCTACCTCTTGATGCTTTTGCTAGATATTTAGTATTATCCCAAGCAGTATTTAGAAGATCTTCATTGAAGGCATTTTTTCTAAATTTAAATATGGGGACACCTTCACAAAAGTAATCACAATTTTCACTAATAATAGTTTCATAAGAATTGTCATCCAAATATGTTCCTTTAAGTTTGTCGCATTCAGCATCGGTTCTACAATCGGTGGCATCTATATTTATTATGCGAACCATTCTTTTAATTAAACATAAGAATATATTTTTAAGTTTCTCTTTTTAAAAATTTGATATTTATTAATACAGAATATCAAAATGGTTTTGATTTATTGCATAGAAGATATTAACGATTTAAAATATATCGGTTCTACTTCTACGACATTAGGAAAAAGATTAAGCGTTCATAAATACGAAAAGAAATCAGGAACACGGGGTAAATGTTCTTCGGCGAAACTAAATTTATATAATTGTATCATATATGTATTAGAGGAATGTCCTGAAGAAGACCGCAAAACAAGGGAGAAATATTGGATTAATAAACTTGATTGTGTTAATACATTAAAATTAAATGGTAGAGACCTCGTATCCCAAAAGGAATATAATAGAATCAGGTATTTAAAATTAAAATCTATATTAATAATATAGAAATATGACAATTGATAGTGAAATAGAACAAATGTATTCAAAGAGGTTTGAACGTCGTGAAATCAAAAAAGAACCCTCACCGAATACACTTTATCAGCATACAAACAATATCACAAAATTACACCAAGCAATCACAGGAAATATTCCAACATTATTCGGTCAAATGAAATGGATTGAAGAAAAGTCAGCAATTGATCTTTTAGAAATCATTAAAGGATTGAAGGGTCGCAAGGGTGATACGATTGGAATTGCAACCCAGCGTTCCTATTTAACTTCTGTTCTTGTTGCGATCAGGGTTATTGATTTCTACCGAGGTCAAGAAACACAACTCTTCAAGGATATTATGGATTTACTAACAGATCCTCTAAAAAAGGAAATAGAAACATATAGGGACAAGTTAAAAGAAGAAACAAAAGAAAGTCTTCCAGATTATGATGAAGTTATGAAGCTTGTGGTAAATTATATTGATACAGCAGATCAAAGTGATTTAGATATGAAGATCCTTTTAAGAATTTATACAATCTATCCTATTCGTTTAGAAGCAGCAGATTTAATTTATGTAAAAGATCACAATGAATTTAGGAAATTAAAGAAAAAAGAATTAACAAAGAATTATGTTGTTGTGGGTCAAAAGAAAGTGTTGTTTAGTTTTTCAAATTATAAGACCTCCGACAGGTATGGAACAAATGAAATCGTTATTAAAGATAAATTATTAAAGAAGTTATTGCGTGAAAAGGCAATGGTCGCAACTAATATGATGCCTATGTTTAATATTTCACGTAATACTATGAGCCATAATATTACAGAGTTTTTTAAGAAGAATGGTATGGAGGGAGTGTCCCCCACTACTCTGTCTAAATTAATCGAAACAAAGGCATATGAAAGTATCCCCGAGAGTGAAAGGGATAAAATGAAAGATCTGGCTACATTTAGGAAACATAGTCTCGAAACCCAAGCGAAGTTCTACGTTCATTAGAATCTTTTAATATTACAACCCCAACATAAAACATCCCTGATATATTCTGTATCGTGGTCGTGGTCTAAATTTCGCGAAGTTAATTCACCTGATCCATCTGTTAATTCTACATCACATAATTCACACCTTTCACAAGTCTTCCAATATAAATACACAGATTCCCAATCTTCGTTTGGTCTTAATTTAATACCCCTACATTTCCAACCCGATATTGTATAAATATGTAAATTTTCGCCACGATAAGACTTGCTATATTCTAATGTTCTTTTATTAATTTTTTCTTTATTTTTTTCATAATAAATTTTAAAGTGTTCTTTATTATATTTTTTCATATACTCTTTCTTTTTTTCGGGGTCTTTAAAAGGCATATCTATATGATATATATAATAAGGAACAAAACCTTATATTAATAGAACCATCCACTCTTAACTACAACGATTTCTTTTTCTTTTTCTGCCTCATCTGCCATCCTTTTAAGATATTCTTCACGAACAGGTTTCAAATGATTCTTCAACTGAACCATTTCAGACCTTAACATTACTATAGTTTTCTTTAATGCTTTTATTTCATCGTTAGCGATATCAATTGGTTTTTTCATCTTAAATGGATTCGCTTCAGGATTCATTTAATTTACTTTATAATTTTTTTCCCATTAACCAAATCAAAATATTCTTTTAAATCTTTCTTATGTCTTTTAACTAAAACATCGCATAATTTTCTATCGTTTCTTGGATTGTATCTTGGTTGTCCTCCTACATTGAGTAATCCGTAATCTTTTCTCCAAGTTTTTAACTTATCAGGATATATTTCATTCATCCAGTTATCGCCGTACCAGTTCTTAATTAATGGTGGGAATACAAATTCAAAGATCTCCCAATGCCTTTTGTGAATTAAAAATTGTGTAGCAATATCATCATTATTAGAATATCCTGCAGACCATCCAACATAATTATTTTTTACAATTGCTTTCTGGAATACACGAAGCCATGAAGGATCATTACAGATACGGATATCATCGCCGAGTATTTTAAACCATTGAAATCCGTGGGACATAGCAACCTTCATAAGACCATTCCACACAGCGACTACATTACCAGGGTCGGGTTCAAATTCTATCCAGACTATCTGGAACTTCATAAAAATAGCATTTAGTTTAAGTCTTTCCTCTTCTTTACTATAAATGGGGTCGTCCTTGTCATATCCCACATACACAGATATAGGAACAGGAGGGCAAGACTTATCCAATGTCCGCAACAATATAGAATACAGATAACTTTCTTCAATCGTTTTCCAATCACGGAATCTTGTAGTTGATGGAACAAGGAAGGCAGTTGCATTTTCATTCATATTTAATAATTAAAATATTATATTTTTATATATGTCATAAAAAAATGGAAGATTTAACATTATATAGGAAAAAGAAGCAATTTGATATAGTAAGTTTAATGGGAGGTAAGAGGACTACTGGTGTTGCCGAACAAAATCCGAAACAGCATTCACCGCGAGTTCAGAAGGATCCGCCCCAACCAAACGAATAATTTCTTGAAACCATTCATTCTGTTGTTTCAGTTGTTCTTCAAGGACTTTCTTTTCTTGTTTCAGGTCATATATTTCCTGACGAAGTTTCTGATTTTCATCCCGACACCATTGCAGAGAAATAGCGATATTCTGTGTTTGTTCGTCCATTATGTTTCTTATTATTTCCTGTTGTTTATATTATTATTCTTAATATAAATAATCAAATTTTTTAGTATCAATAAATAGAAGATCTTCTATTTTAATGACAAAGATAAAAAAATCGTAGTTGAAATGAATAAAACGTAA